TCTATGGTTGCTATGCACTAAGTTCTGTGGTCATACCGAGTTCAGTAACAAGTATAGGAGATTCTGCTTTCAATGGTTGCTATGCACTAAGTTCTGTGGTCATACCGAGTTCAGTTACAAGCATAGGCAATTATGCTTTCAATGGTTGCAATGCACTTGGGATAGTCACTATTTTTGCTACCACGCCACCGACATTAGGAGGAACAAGCGCATTCAATACTACCTACCAAAAACGTATCTACGTTCCTGCCTCATCAGTTGGCGCTTACAAAGCAGCAACCAATTGGAGCACATTCGCATCAATAATATATGCAATACCATCATGATAACTACAACAACAAAAAAGATTGACGGTCGTGACTTTACAGTTACAGTCAGCGATACATACCTAATAAGGAAAGTAGGTACAAACGAAGTATATTCCGAAGCATGGGATTTGCCTGATAGCGGATTCGCATATGAGGAAACAGACCAATTAAAAGATATTGACAATTTAAATATAGGAGGGAACTAAAATGAAATTTACACAGAAAATCAAATCCTTCTTCGCGAAGGTAGCAAGCTGGTTCAAACTGACCACGGCTAAATCAGATTATATAACTTATTAAATATTACATATCATTAAACATATATTTATTATGAAAACTTGGGATAAAATTAAAAAAATCAATTCTTCCGTATGGGAGTGGATTAAATCTGTAGTAACTGCAAATGATGCTTTTGTAAAGAAATATGCACCTATTGCCATTAATGTAGTTAACTGGATAAAGGAATTCAATACAAGCTCAAATGCTGATATGGTTGAATCCATTATCGGGATGCTGTTCAACAAATACGGTAACAGTGCAAAAGCAAGAAATATCATTGCTCTTGTAAGAAAATGGCTTGAATCAGAGCTTCCTAAAGTTCTTGACGGACTTAAACTTGCTGATGCAGTTGCCAATGAAACTACTGTACAAGGCAAGGCAGCAGCTGCACAGAAAGCAATAAGTGAACTTACAGACCTTGATGAGAAATCAACTGCATGGGCTACTGTTGCAAAATCACTCATGAACTATATAAGCAATGACGGAAAGCTGAGTTTCTATGAATCTATGTCAGTACTTGGAATGGTTTATGAACTCTGTCTTAACAAGGATGAAGTAAAACTTTAGACTGAATGATGGGAGATATAATACAGGGGTATCTTCAACTTGGTCTCCTTGGAATGATAGGAGTCACATTCATATGGATGCTGGTAAGCAACCATAGGGCATTGACTTCCCATGTTCAGGCATTAAGGGAACAGCAGGTTGTACTCGACAATATATTCAATGCCCTGAAGCCTACTACTCTTGTGCAGGCAAAGGGGCTTATTGAACTTACAATCGACTATAACAGACTGATATGCCTGAATGACCTTATTTCCATTATAAAGCATAACAATATAAATGATCCTGCAAAGAAGGAAATGATACTCAATGAACTTAATACCAAGTTCTCTTCAACGTATGCAAGGTCAATAAACCTGCTGAGGCAGTTTAATTATAGTGGAAAATCTCTTGACAAGTATCTGCCTGAATGGTGGCAGAATGCTGTAAAGGTAGCTTTGGATGAACTGTATTCACAGGGAGGAAAGGATATAGACAGAACCACTACCAATATAAATTCATTGTTCGATTATATAAAGAACAATACCAATCTTAATTTGATAAACGGTTGATATGACTTCATCTGACTTTATTAAATGGGTATATCCCCAGGCACAGAAGCTTGGGGAAATATCCCCTGTTTTTGTTACTGCCCAGGCTGCTCTTGAAAGTGGCTGGGGAGCTAAGGCAATAGGTAACAATCTCTTTGGAATAACCAAAGGTTCTTCTTGGAAAGGCCCTGTAAAGCTTGTTACCACTACTGAATACTTTCTGAAACCTGACAAGAAATTCATAGCCCCTGAGAAGGTAATAGCCATAAAACCTGTTACCGTAACAGTAAACGGTGAAACAAAGACAAGATACAGATACCTTGTTGAAAGACTATTCAGAGACTATGCTTCACTGTCAGATTGTTTGGAAGATTATCTTAAAATACTGAAATACAATCCTTTATTTTCTGATGCATGGTATTACAGGAAGAACCCTGATTTGTTTGTAGCTCATCTGCAGGACAATATAGGGGCTAAATATGCTACTGCACCCAATTATGTATCAGTGATGAAAAGTCTTTTCAGAAAGGTTGAACGTGAAATACAATTTCTATGAAATTCAAGATTGCTGCATTTATAACTATATTGGGTTTAATGGGTTATATTGTATATGACCTGTTCAATCCCAATACCAAAATATTGTCAAGGACTGTAACCAAAAGCATTGTAAGGGTGGATACCATAACAGTGAAAGATCCTGTTCCTGTAAAGGTTACAAAGGTTCTCAGACTGTACAGAACAAAGGATTCAATAGTATATACCCTTTCAAAGCCTGATACAGTACATGATTCAATATACTATCCTGTGGAACAGAAAGAGTATATGACTGAAGAATATCATGCATGGGTAAGTGGATATGAAGCCCGGCTTGATTCAATAAAGACCTATCCCAAGACTATTACAATAATGAAGAATGCAAAGCCTCATAAGTGGGGAGTGTCTGCATTTGCAGGTGTTGGGTTAGGAGTAAACGGTATATCGCCTGTTATAGGCATAGGTATTTCCAGAACATTGTTTAACTTTTAAAGTACATGGTTATGAGCGGATGTAAGAGCAAGCCTAAAAAGACTTCAAAGGCAACCAAACCTGCAAAGAAATGCAAGTGAACATGATTCAGGGGGGCATTCAAACCTCCCTGAATAAATGTTTTGTTTATATAACTTTTACAACTTTCCTTAATATATTGCAGTCAAGCCAATATCGTATTAATTTTGTACTAAAGGAAGGAATTTTTAATTTATATAGAAGATGGCAGAATTAAGTTTGGATAATATCCTTGATGACAATGAGGCTGAAACCCTCTTTGATGATATGGAGGATTCCCGTGAAGGGGAAAAAGAGACTGAAGAAGGTAATGCATCTACAGCAGATGATGGCAGTACCGATAAAAATAAGAATAAAACTACTGAGGTTAATGCAGAAAAACTGTTTTCTGATTCACCGGAGAGCGTAGGTAGTGGAGATAATGAAGATAACGAGGAAAAGGAAGACACCTCTTCTGAAGAGGAAGAGGATGCTTCTACCACAAACTTCTATCCTTCCATTGCCAAAGCCTTGAAAGAAGATGGTGTCTTGCCTGACCTTGATTATAAGACTGTTAAAACTCCTGAGGACTTTGCAAAGGCAATAGACGGAGTAGTCAAATCCCAATTGAGTGAAGGGCAAAGAAGAGTTCTTGAAGCCCTTGATGCAAATGTTGAACCTGATGACATCAGAAAGTATGAGAATACACTGAACTATCTTGATTCAATAAAGGAAGAGGATATTGTTGACGAAAATAAGGGTGAAGCCCTTAGAAAACAGCTTATATATCAGGATTATATCAATCGTGGGTATAAGAAGGAAAGAGCACAAAGGGAAGTTGAGAAATCAATCAACGGAGGCACAGACATCGAGGATGCAAAAGAGGCATTGGCAAGCAACAGGGATTATTTCAACAATGCGTATAATGATCTTGTAGAGGATGCAAAGGCACAGGAAGAGGAAGCCAAGGCAAAAATGCAGGAACAGTCTGAAGCATTGAAGAAATCCATTCTGGAAGACCAGAAGATCTTTGGAGACCTTGTTGTTGACAAAGTAACACGTAAACAGATATTTGACAACATCTCAAAACCTGTTTACAAAGATCCCGAAACAGGAAATCTTTATACGGCAATCCAGAAATACCAAATGGATAATGGTGCCGATTTTATAAAGAATCTTGGATTGGTCTTCACTCTTACCAAAGGCTTTACTGATTTCAATGGATTGGTGAAGGGCAGAGTGAAACAGGAAATGAATAAGAATCTCCGTGAGCTTGAACACCGTATGAAAAGCGCAAGACCTGTTGAGGGAAGCCTCAATTATATGTCAGGTGAATCAGGTGGTTCAGACTCAGGGTGGAACTTGGATATATGATATACATTAATCAGTAAACAGTATTTTATTTTATGGCTAAACTTGGTAAATTTCAGATGCTGGGCTTCCAGACTTGGAAAGGCCTTACAAGGGAAAATCACCTTGGCAGTATTTTTCAGAACTCACCGCAAAAGGCTACAAACCTTATGGTACAGCTGCTTGCCTATTACAGAGGCAAGACTCTTGACACATTCCTTAATCAGTTCCCTATAAAAGAATTTGACGATGACAGTGAATACTATTGGGATATTATAGGTTCTTCCAGAAGAAACATTCCTCTGGTTGAAGCACGTGATGAAACAGGCACAGTAGTTGTTGCAGGTGCAGCAAATGTAGGTGCAGGCACAGCTCCATTCTATCTTGTATTCCCTGAAGACTGGTTTGCAGACGGTGAAGTAATTGTAGGTAACCTTAATCAGGTATATCCTTTCAGAATTCTTGGTGAAGCAAGAATGGAAGGCACTAATGCAGTATATAAGGTTGAACTTATGGGTGGCAACACTCTTGGATGTCCGTCAGAAAGACTGCTTGCAGGTGAAAGATTCTCTGTTGAATATGCTCCTGTTGAGAAGGAATTCTCAAGAAAAGTAGGTGACATCAGATTCAGTTCTCCTGTCAGCATGAGAAATGAGTGGACTACCATCAGAATCCAGCACAAAGTTGCAGGCAATATGCTTAACAGAAAGCTGGCATTAGGTATTCCTATGGTTCATTCTGATCCTTCAGGAAAACAGGTAAAGGATGTTGCAAACAAATGGATGCATTATGTTGAATGGGAATTGGAACAACAGTTCTCTGATGCAAAGAACAATGCTTTGGCATTCAGTACTTCAAACAGAAATGCAAACGGCGAATACATGAACTTCGGCAAATCAGGCAGTGTTATCAAACAGGGTGCAGGTTTGTTTGAACAAATGGAGGTTGCCAATACGATGTATTATAACAAGTTCTCTCTGAAGCTGCTTGAAGATGCTTTGTATCAGCTGTCAGCTTCAAAACTTGAATACGGTGACAGAACATTCCTTATCAAGACAGGTGAAAGAGGAGCAATCCAGTTCCACAAAGCTGTATTGAATGTAATCTCAGGTTGGACACAGTTTATGCTGGATAACAGTTCTATCGGTGTAATTGAGAAAACACAGTCTGTACTTCACTCTAATGCCCTTTCTGCAGGCTTCCAGTTTGTAGAATACAAGGCACCTAACGGTGTAAGAGTAAAGCTTGATGTTGATCCTTATTATGATGATCCTGTAAGAAACAAGATTATCCATCCTGATGGTGGTCCTGCTTTCTCATACAGATATGACATTCTGTACATCGGTACTATGGACCAGCCCAATATCTTTAAATGCCAGATCAAGGGACAGAATGAACTCAGAAGCTACCAGTGGGGTCTTAGAAATCCGTGGACAGGCCAAATGGGTAATCCTTATGCATCCTTTGATGAGGATTCTGCTATTATCCATAGAATGGCTACTTTGGGTATATGTGTTCTTGATCCTACAAGAACAATGTCACTCATCCCGGCTATTCTGCAGGGTTAACATAATACAGTATGGCGGGGATAAAACCCCGTCATATTGTTTTTTCGATTATTCATTATTTATATAGAAGCAAATGGAAGATAAGAAGATTGATGAAAATGAACTTGACATTCCTTTGAAGGAAATAAAGTCAAAGAAAGCAGTGAAAGCTGTAAGGGAATCTGCAAAAGATCCCGAAGAATATACACCACAGGAGACTGTGGTAAATTGTCTGAGGAATGAACGTATTACAGTAAGGCATATACCTAAGGAAGGAGGATTCATTACTAATCCCAAACATCTTCTTTATGGTGGAATGGCTGAAAATGCACTTAAATTCTTTACTGTACCAAGACTGTCTTCAGGAGTATATGTAAATATACTTACAGATGCAGAAAAGGCCTGCCTTGAAGAGAAAATGGGACTTGAATACAATGCCCTCAGCATTTATAAAAAAGAAAACAACTATTGGGACAACTTTATGGTGAGACTCACCAAACAGGACAATATTCTTGATTTAAGCAATCCCGATGACTATATAAGATATAAGGTTCTTTTGGCTAACAAGCTTTATATCGCACCTTCCCTTGAGGTACTTCAGGATTTTCCGAAGGCAACTTACCAGTATGTGATTATGTCTGAAGGTGAAGACATGAAGAACGCAAGGGATAACATGAGTATCACGATGAAATGCTATAAGGAATTCGGTAAAGTTGAAAGTGATGTTGAAACACTCCGCACTATAATCGAGCTTATTGACGGCAGACCTACTTCAAAGGATGCCAAGCTTGAGTTCCTGCAGACGAGAATAAACAACCTTATCCAGACAGACAGCAAGATGTTCCTTAAAGTGATCACAGATCCTCTTTTAAGTACTAAGGTCCTTATAAAGAGATGCATTGAATCAGGGCTTATATCAAACAGAGGTGACTATCTGTATCTCAGAAGTGACAATACTCCGTTATGTGACCATAATGAAGAACCTACACTGGCTGTAGCTGCAAGATACCTTAATATGCCCAAACACCAGAGTATAAAATTCTCCCTTGAGGGAAGTCTAAACAGTATTTAATATGACTACACAGGAATTTTCAAACGAGTTTGATGTATTATACAACAATATCATGAGCAATCAGGCTCCCGGTATTGATGACTATGAGAAGTCTGTATTCCTTACAAAAGCCCAGCTTGAAATCCTCAAGAACTATTTCAATCCTAAAGGCAACAAATATCAGGAAGGTTTTGACAACAGCAGAAAAAGACAGATAGACTTTTCAAACCATGTGATAGTGGCTTCTCCGTCTGTATATATAGGTTCTTCATTCACCAGATTCAGTGATGCAAGTACCATGTATTCTCTGCCATCAAACATTCTTTTCATCCTTGATGAAAGAATCAATGACAGTCTTGATGGAATAACCGATTCTTCTATTGTAGTGCCTATAGGTTTGAATGAATTCATGAGAATAATGTCAAAGCCATATAGAAGACCATTAAGACATCAGGTATGGAGACTTATACAGGGAGACAACAGAACTTCCTTTACACGTGATATTCTAAATGATCCAGGATTTACACCCCAATATATAGCTGAACTTATAGGCAGAGGCACTCTTTCAGACTATCGTATAAGATATGTCAAAAGACCTTCTCCCATTATAGTTGCAGATCTCAGTTCAGAGTATGGCGCAGGTATATCAATTGACGGTGTAACAGCTGAATCACAGTGTCTTTTGGATAAAAATCTCCATAGGGAGATATTACAGAGGGCAGTTGAGCTTGCAAAGTCAAGTTATGAAGGAGACTTGAATTCCACATTACAGTTAGGTCAAAGAAGTGAATAATGACAAATCAGGAATTTTCAAATGAGTTTGATACCCTTCTGAGCAGTTACACTGAAACTGACAGTTTTGGCAATACTTCAAATCCCATTAATGCAAGATTTGACGAGTATGAGAAATCCGTCTTTCTGACAAATGCCCAGATTGCCCTTGTAAGGGAGTTATACGGTGGCATGGGTTCACAGAATACTTCCTTTGAAGACACTGAAGAACTCAGAAGATACCTGAGCAATCTTATAAATACAAAGAGTATTACAAGCCAGTTGTATTCTTCAGACTATACAGGTGTTTCAAATGATTCTGTATTCTACCAGCTGCCTGACAGACTTATGTATATAACCTATGAAGCAGCAAAGGTATCAGGTTCTGATATATGCAATTCAGATGAATATCTTTCAGTGGTTCCTGTAACACAGGATGAATACTATAGAATAAGCAACAATCCTTTCAGAGAACCAAATAGAAGAAGAGTACTCAGGCGTGACATGGCAAACGGCATAGTGGAACTTGTGCCTGGAAAAGGCAGAGATGTTGATGAATATCTTGTAAGATATGTGGAAAGACCGCAGCCTATAATACTTTCAACATTGCCTGACGGACTTAAGATAGACGGAACAAGTACCGTTACACAGTGTACTCTTGATCCTGCAATACACAGAATCATACTTGAAGCAGCTGTAAAGCAGGCTTATGCAAGTAAAATGTTAACTGCCACCCAGACTAAAGGGCAGTAATATATATTGTTTAACTTAATCAATTTAAAAAATGGCAACATTTTCAGAAAATCAGGTAAGACAGCTTTACGTTGTCAAGACTTTAAAGGCTACTGCCCTTGCTGCTACTGACACTGCAGGTACAGCTTATGTAACCTCAAACACTTCAAACAACAGCTTATACATTAACTATATGGGTGCAGGCGGTGTATCCAGAAGTGATGTTGTTGACACATCAAAAATCCTTTGGTGCAATTATACTGTTGCAGATGAAATGAGACATCCGTTAAAGAGATACAAACTTGTTTTGGATTCTACTGTAAACGGCGGTGCCCCAATTGCAGGGCAGGATTATATTCTTAGAATAGACATCAGAAACTTTATAGGTTTGTCTGATGAAGACCAGTATCAGAAATTCGGCATGGTTCATGCTTCAGCTGCAATGACTGCTTCAACTTTCTATGTAAAACTGGCTGAATCCCTTGTCAAGAATTTCAGCAGAGAGGTTTCCACTCTGTTAAAATTCTATCTTGCTGATGCCACTTCAACTACTGAAGTAAACACGGCTACCAGTTTCTCAGGACTTGCAGGAACCTATACAGGTATTATTCTTGAAGAGGCACCGCAGGAATGGATTCTTGGTGTAATGCCGCAGAACCCCATTTCATTTACAGTACATCCTACTACTGTAACAAGCAACGGTGATGAGGTTATCTGGGGTACAGTAACAGACGAAGCTGCTGTAAACTATATAACCAATGGCAAGAAAATAGCTGACCTTGAGTACTTCCTTATGGGTGAAAGAGGTGACAACTACAGAATGATGGGCTTCCCGAATGTTATCAGAACAACTTATCTTGCTGATGCAACACAGGATTATGACCTTGTTGACCTGCATTATTATTTCAATGATGACAATCAGGCAGTACAGAAGTCTGAAAAGACCATTACTCTTGCCTTTATAAAGGGTACTGACATCAAGGCTTTAATTACTACCCTTCAGACTGCCTGTGCAGTTTCAGGTGTAAAGGTACTGAAGGCAGGTAAGGAGATTCCAGCAGCCTAACCTTAACTGATACATGGGGGAAAGAAGAAGAGCTTTCCCCCTATGTATTATTACAATGACTCTTCAGTTATACAAACCTTATGATACAGTTCAATGAACTGAAGATTTCAGACGACAGCAAAGATTTGATCATCAATACTCAGGTAAAGAATCTGAGCTATTATACCGATGTATATCTGGATACAATAAAGATTGATACCCAGGATACATTCATTGAGTCAGGCCCAAGTTCAAAGGCTGTTTATACCTACACTGCACCTGACAATACAAAGAGTGTTTCACTGGATCTCACTTCATCTGATATTCTTCCTTCACTGGATACAAACATGTTCTTTGTATGGGTTACAGTAAAGGGAACCCCTTCAGCTGACACACCATGTGGAATGGATACTGTCAGTACATTGGGAGTTGTTGTTTCCCTTTATCCCATATACAGAGGTCTGTTAAACTATATGGGGGAAGTTGAAAGGGATTGTGAAGTACCTAAGAACTTTATCAATCTTATACTCAGATATGAAGCTTTCAGACTTGCTTTAAGAACAGGTAACTATACTGAAGCAATAAAGTTCTGGAACAGATATTTCGGCAAAAGAATGAACATACTTAATTATTCTACTGTATATGGCTGCAACTGTCACGGATAAACTGGCTTATGAAGCCCTTAAAAGATACTTCAATATACTGAGGGAATTCGGTTACAAGTGTTATTGGAGTGTTGACAAGCTGCTTCTTCTTCTGTTTATAACAGAACTGCTTGACAGTGACTGCTCATCATTTCTTACTGAAGATGACAGAAGAATGATCTATAATGTTCTTTCATGCCTTTATGGTTCTACATGTCTGATTGATTATCCTGATTCAGGTAGGGCAACTTCAATGAAGTGCCCTTAATAAGTAAACAGCTAATAGCTGTTATACCAATTCAATAAAATCCTTGCAGATACAGGTTTTGATACCTATATTTGTAAGGATTTTACTTTATAGACTATATAATTTATAATATGAATACATACAGGGAACTTGTTTATATGGTCCTTGACCAGCTTAAAGGAATGAGTGATGACTTTGATTTCACTGAAGACCATGTCATCTTTCTTCTTTCAAAGTTCAGAGGCTACCTGCTGAAACAGAAATACGCTGATATAAGAAAGGAGATTCCTGATATAGACTATCAGACAATCTGCCTTGATCTTCAAGAGGTTCCAGCTATTTCAGGAGAACCTTGCGAGGGAGGAAGTTATTTGAGAAGTGTGCAGAAAATACCCTATACAATGGTTATAGGCAATCCTATGGTATATCCCATAGACTTCTATCAGGGTGAAATAACGTTTGTATCAAGACAGAGAATGAGATATGTAGGCTACAACAAATATCTTCAGAACATAATATACTGTTCAATAGGGCCTGACAGTTATCTTTATTTCAAGTCAATGAATCCTCAGTTCCTTGAATTATGCAAAGTAAAGTTCACTGCCATCTTTCAGGATACTGAAGAAGCTTCTGACCTTGAGTGTGATGATTCAAAGGAATGTGACATTCTTGACAGGAACTTTCCTCTTGAGGAAGCAATGATACCCACAGTCATAGAAATGGCTGTAAAGGAACTTTCAGGCAGCATTTATAAGCCTGATGACTCTGCAAACAATGCAAATGATGATCTTGCAAAACTGGGTGTGACATCTTCAAAACAGCAGAACAGCAGCAATGACAGCAACGGATGAAGGCTTTAGCCTGTTTATGGAAAAGGTTCTGAAGAAAAGAGGTTCCAAAAAAAGAACAGCTGTACTCAGAACCAAGAGAAGGATTTACTCTGATATAGAGCAAAGTAATCCTACAGGAGTATCCTATAAGGATTTCTGGAAGATACTTGATACAGTATTCCTTCTGTTTGCAGACAGTCTTCTTAATGGAAATGACATAAGATTCCCTTACAATCTTGGTTCAATCAATACTGTAAGCAGGGAAACCAATGTGAAGAATGTAAACGGCAGACTGAAGATATTCAAATATATTGACTGGAATGCCACACTCAAATTGTGGTACAGTGACCCTGAAGCAAAAAAAGAAAAGATACTTGTAAGAACAGACCAGAAGAATATCTACAGCATATGCTACAGAAAGAAGAATGCTTCATATAATAACAAGAAGTATTTCAGATTCCTTCCTGCAAGGGAACTCAAACTTAAACTGCGTGACAAAATAAAAGAAGGGGGATTTGATTCATTTA